ACGAAAACGAACAGGCCAAAAAGGTTGTCAAAGTTGAAGTCATGCACGGCGGCGGTGTTGACAGCTTCATCCGTGGTGATGACGGCACGCTGATGCCCGACAATGACGGCTACAGCGGCTCCTACATTACCGAGCTTGATGAGGTGACCGGCGAAAAGACAGAATACAACTGGGAGCGCATTCCGCTGATCTGCTTTAAGAGTTCCCACCATGAGATCCCCCTGCTTTCAAAAGTGAAGTGTTTGCAGGACGCATACAACGACGTGCTTTCCAACTTCGCAAATCAGATGGAGGAAGATATTCACAGCACAATCTTGGTTGTGAAAAACTATGACGGCGAGGATCTTGGCCGTTTCCGCTCCAACATTGCTCAGTACGGCGCAATCAAAGTGCGCAGCTATGAGGGATCTGAGGGCGGCGTTGAAACGCTTGAGATCACCGTCAATGCTGAAAACTACAAAACGCTGCTGGCGCTTCTCAAGGATGCTATCATTGAAAACGCAAGAGGCTATGATGCCAAGGACGAGCGTATGGCTGGAAACCCCAACCAGATGAACATTCAGAGTATGTACAGTGACATTGATCTTGATGCCAACGGCATTGAGATGGAATTTCAGGCCAGCATGGAGGAGCTTCTGTGGTTTGTCAATAAGCATCTTGCCAATACCGGCAGGGGCAGCTATGACGGCACAGACGTTTCTGTTATTTTTGACCGTGATGTGCTCATCAATGAAACCGAGGCGATCAATAATTGCAAAGCCTCCGTGGGCATCATTTCTGATGAAAGCCATTGTGAAGATGCACCCGTGGATCTCTGACCCTGAACAGGAGCTGCAGCGCATCAAGGATGAAAAAGAGGAGGCTGCTTCTGACCCCTACCAAGCCATGTTTATGAGCCAGCAGAAAAAGGCCATGACACAGCAGGCCGCTGCCGGTGATGAGGGCGGTGACGGCGATGGCGCGACAGAGTAACGCTGAATACTGGGCGCAGCGCCTGAAAAACATGGAGGACGCGCTGAAAGATCAGGTTTACAGCGACTATGTGCAAAACCTTGATGAGCAGTTTGCCGCCGCCGATGCCGAAATCAGACGGCAGATGGAAAGTTGGTACCAACGTCTTGCTGCTAACAACGACATCACGCTGGCAGATGCAAAAAAGCTGCTTACCGCTGATGAGCTTGAGGAATTTCACTGGAGCGTCGAACAGTACATAAAGTACGGTGAACAGAACGCACTTGACCAAAAGTGGGTAAAGCAGCTTGAGAATGCCAGCGCAAAGGTGCACGTGTCGCGGCTGGAGGCCCTACAGGTGCAGATCAGGCAGCAGGCTGAGAAATTGCACACCGCAGTTGAAAAGGCCGCTGAGGGCGCTGCAAAGGGCATCTATGAAAGCAGCTATTACCGCACCGCGTATGAGGTGCAGAAAGAGCTGGGCATTGGCTGGGCTTTGCAGGAGCTGAATGAGGGCCTGATTGAAAAGATCCTGTCAAGGCCGTGGACGGCTGACGGGCAGACATTCAGAGATCATTGCTGGACGAACAAGGCCAGCCTCATTGACAGTGTAAATAAAAACCTCACACAGATGCTCATTCGTGGTGACAGCCCAGACAAGGCTATTACGGCGATTACAAAAGAGTTTGGTGTATCAAAGCGCAAGGCTGGCCGTCTTGTGATGACGGAAAGCGCGTATTTCTCCAGCACCGCTCAGCAGGATTGTTTTTCTGAGCTGGGTGTTGAAAAGTATAAAATTGTTGCTGCCCTTGACCATCATACCTGCCCGCTATGTGGTGAGCTGGACGGTAAAGTGCTCAAAATGTCTGATTACAAAGTTGGCCAGACCGCGCCGCCGTTCCATCCTTGGTGCCGCTGCTGCACCTGCCCCTATTATGATGACATGGAGGGCTTGGGCGAACGCTACGCGCGCGATGCTGTGACCGGCGAACGCTATAAGGTGCCCGGCAACATGACCTATGAGCAATGGAAACTCAAGCAGGACGCGCTGCACGGCGCAGGCACCGTTGACTATCAGCGGACAATCAGCTATAATGAAATAGCTGATAAGGCACAATTTGAGCAGTTTAAGGCCATTTGGGGCGCTGGATACCCCAAAAACCTTGATGCTTTCCAGCAGATGAAATATAAAGATCCTGAGGGCTGGGCGCGTTTCAGGGATCTTGCCAACAAGAAAAAGCATCTGCAAGACCAGCTCAGCTATGTGTGGAAAGGTGAAAAGAATTTCATCCCGAAACATACAAAGTTTGTAAATGTCACGACGATGGCAGGCCAAGGTGCCCGCACCGAGATCCGCGACATTGACCGCCTTGTGAGTGTCTACGGCGGCACCGCTGCCGACTGGAAAAAGCAGGCCGGTAAAGTGTCCAGCGACAAGTACATCTTTGATGTGCACTGGTATGAGCGTGATGATGGCATCCAGCACGATATGAAGCTGAAAAGCAGATCGGAGAAGAAAAAATGAAACTACGCTATGTTGGGCCGTCGTTCGGCGTTGACAGCTTGACTGACGGCAAAGTATATGAGGCCACTGAGGAAGATGGAATGTACAGGGTTGTTGATGACAGCGGCGAGGATTACCTGTACTCCATGACAAATCCTGCGCCCCTTGACGGCAGCAGCGCTGGCGGCAGGTGGGAAAAGGTTGAGGACTGACGGCCTTGTGACAACTTCATTGATTTAGGCATCCTGCGATTGCGCAGGGTGCCTTTTTCATACCCAAAATTACCGCAGGCCCTGCGGAATACAAACAGGGAATAGAGCGGAAAGGAGCACGAACATGAAACTGCAATGGTTGAAAGAGATCGTGGGCGATGCCTACACGGAGGAAATGGACACGGCTGTTTGTCAGGCACTTGGCAAGGAGTTTGTTTCCCGTGCAGACTTCAATGAGAAAAACGCCAAGGTAAAGGAACTGGAAACACAGGTTACCCAGCTCACCGATACCGTAAAGGCCCGCGACAAGCAGCTTGACGATCTCAAGAAATCTGCCGGTGACAATGAAGATCTGAAAAATCAGATTGAAACTCTCACCCAGCAGAACAAAGAGCAGAAAGCTGCCCACGAAAAGGAGCTTGCCGAAGTTAAGCTGATGGCTGCGGTTGATTCCGAGCTGACGGCTGCAGGCTCCAAAAACAATGTTGCTGTCAGGGCGATTCTGGCCGACTTCCTGAAAGATGCCAAGATCGTTGACGGCAAAGTGACCTCCAAGGGCAGCAACGGTGATGAAACCCTTGCAGCAAAACTGGAAGCGCTCAAGAAAGATGCTGCTACTGATTTTATGTTTGGAGCAGCACAAAACCGCAGCGGCTGGAAGCCCGGCGAGAGTGGCGATGGCGGCAAGGCTGGCGATGGCAAAAAGCCGTCTGAAATGAGCTATTCTGAGCTGACCGAGTATCTGGCTGCAAACCCTGATGCAAAGCTGGAATAAACACAAAATGATTTAAGAAAGGAAGATTTTACTATGCCTAACGCTAAATTTAACGCTAAGAGCTTCAATCCTGAGGCATTCAAGTACGCGGGTGATCGTATTCCGCGCACCCGCCTCAATGAAATGCGCAAGTCTAAGGTGCTGACCGGTGATCCTGACATCCGTGAGGTTTTTGCCTCCCAGAACGGCACCAGCTATGCGCGCATCGCACAGCGCGGCCTGCTTGACGGCGATGCTGTCAACTACGACGGCCAGACCGACATCACCGCCACCAGCACCAAGACCTTTGAGCGCGGCGTTGTCGTGATCGGTCGTGCCAAGGGCTGGGTGGAAAGAGATTTTTCCTATGACATTACTGGCGGCATTGACTTCATGGACAATGTTGCTGCGCAGGTTGCCGATTACTGGCAGGACGTGGATCAGGACACCCTGCTGGCCATCCTCAAGGGCATTTTCTCCATGACCAGCACCAAGGGCGCTGCCTTTGTCAAAAAGCATACCTTTGATGTTAAGGGCAACATGGAGCCTGCCACCTTGAACACGGCAACGGCGAAAGCCTGCGGTGACCGCAAGAAAAAGTTTGCTATGATCT